TGGTTGCAGTAGCCACCAACGCAGAGGCACGGGAACGACGAGTTGAAGCTCCAGTTATCGCACGAGTACGTAGAATCGCTGCCGTTCGACTGAGAGGGCACGAACACCGGGAACCCAGCCTGAGACCTCACGGTGAACTTAGAAGGATAGCCGCTGGTCAGCGTACCCACGTTCACACCGTTGGCACTGTCGCTGAACTGGCTGGGATTCTTGATGATGTTCAGGCCATTGCCGTTGTAGTAGCAGCCGTCCATCCAGTCATACACGTTATCCCACAGGCCCTCAATGTTGCGGTACTGAGTGCCGCAGCCGTAGGTGGTGCGGGAGTTCTTCGTGGTGCCGGTGTGGTACGGCATACTGTCGGTGTAGCCCATGTTCTCGGTGTTGCTGTCGTTGCCGCAGCCGTAGCCAATCTTCGCCTGAGAGTTCCAATCGGCGAACTCTACGATGTAGAGCAGCCAGATGGTGAACCGCATGGCGAAGTCCATCTGCCAGATGTTCGCGCCGAGGCTGTGGATAGTCGAGCGAGCCTGAGAGCGAGTGATATTCGCCTTGGGGCGCTGCCCGCTGGTGGACTTGTTGCTGGACGTGCCGCAGTGATAACGACCGATGTACACGACATCGCGCTCGCCCTTGCCGTCGCCCCTGTCCATGTGGGCGGGGGAAACAGAAAAGCCGCTCTGCGCTCTGTCGGCGATCTGGATTTTCAGGCCGTTGCCGTTCTGGGTCAGCTTGTACCAGAACTTCGGGATGGCGACCATCGTACCGCCGGTGCGCTCGCTCTTGACCATGCCCGCCCACGGCTGCAAATCGTCGAAGGGGGAGCTGTAGGATTTTGCGCCCTGCACATACGGAACGGGGTCAGTGAAGCCCGCCGCCTCATCGGTGCGGGTCCACTTGGTCGTGCTGCTGCCATCCCAGCTCGCGCCGTAGATGTGGACCATGTTGGTCACGTTGACCGTAAAGGTCTTGTTGGCGGGAGCGTTGTGGTTCGTGCCAGCCGCGACCTTTACGGTGACGGTCACGTTGCCCTCATCGAGCGCGGTGACGTTTACCTTGTTGCCGCTGACCGACACGCTGACGACATCGGGGTCGCCGGACGTGGCGGTAATCGCACCGTCACCCGCACGGGTCACAGTGACGGAGCCGGTAGGTGAATCGCCGTTCAGCGACAGCGAAGTCGGATTGAGGCTCAGAGAGCCAGCAGCCTTGGCAATGCTCCACGCCACGGTCTTGGCGGTGGTCGTGCCGTCGCTCCACTGGTAGCCGGACTTCGGCGTGAAGCTGGCATTGTAGCTGCCGGCGTTGGTGCCGCTGGTCGTGCCGCCCAGTGTCAGCTCGGCGCTGTTGTAATCGTCGAACGTGGGGGTCTGCGCCTGACCGGTGTAGGTCAAGCTCTCGCCCTGAGACGGAATGGCCGCAATGGGGATTTTGACGGTGGCGGTGTAGTTCTCGCCGGCCTCCGTCACGTTGACCTCTACGGACGCAGAGGTCTTGCCGGAAATTGTGGCGCTTACCGTGTATTTGCCGGCCTTCTTGACCGAGATCGCAGCCACGCCGCTGCCGTTGGCGGTTGCGGTGTAGGCGCTGCCACCGAGGACAGCCTTTGCCTCCGCGCTGGGGGCAGTCGTGACAGTAATGGTCGCGGTGAACACGGCCAGCGTGACTTCATACTGGCCAAAGTACGCACCGGTGGTCACGGTTGCGGAATACTGCTCGCCAGACGCGGTGCTCGCGCTGACAGTGTACTCCGTATTGCAGTTCTTGACGCTGACGGAATCCACGAGGCTCTCCGGCACAGTGCCGGTTTTGGTGTCTCCCGCGCCGTCAGTGACCGTGTACTCCTGACCGGCGAACTCAGCGTCGAACGTGATTTTCAGAACACACCCGGAGCCGCCGCCCCCTTCAAGCGCTTCGTTTGCCTTCTCCAACGCGCTGTTGGCGATGGCGCGAACCGCTTCAAGCTCAGGGCCGCTGACGCCGGGTACGTTCACACTTCCATAGTTGCCCATAGGCTTACTCCTTTCCTTGCTGAATCCGATACCTCACAGAGATGGCACTGGCCGGGACCTGCAAGGCACGGAATCGGATTTTCCCGTCCAGCATCTCGCAGGTCGGGCAAAAGCCGCAGGCCACCATAACAGCGACGGATGCGGGGTCAGGATTGACCCTCGCTTCGTCATGTTCGGTCACGCCGGCAGCAGTGAGGTCATAGTAGTTCGGATAGGCGTTGGTGTCCGCTGACCATCCCGTTACCGGAATCGTCGCCGACACCTCCTGCGCCTTATCGGGCTTTTGCGCTTCAAGTTCCTCCAAGGCGTCCGCAGCCGCGTTAGCGACTTCGGCGATCTCGGCCTTTACCTTCAGCGCCAGAGATTTCAGATGGTTAAAGGCTACAACTGCCAATGTGTATCACCTCCTAAATATGGCTGAGGGACAGGCAACCCTCCACGACCCACCCGTCTGCCCGTCCTTCAGGCTTTACTGCTTAGGTGGTGGGGAAAACCTCGGCCAGCATCTCAGCGACCTCACCGTCGGTGGCGATAGTCACCACGGGGGTCTCAGTGCCGTTAATCTTGATGTTGCCAACGGTAGTGCTGGCCTCGACCTTGGTCGCACCAGCGGCGACGCCCTCGACCTTGGAGAAGTGCTCCTTGGACATCAGGCCATCAGCCTCGGCAGTAGCCTTCTGGTAGGTGGTGTCCTGTCCGGGGATGCCCAGACCAGTGATGTCCTCCTTGGTGACGGCAGTCACAGCGGTCACGTGGCCCAGCTCATCCACAGTCACCTTGTAGAAGCCGCTCGCAGCGGCGGTGTGAGAGGGGTGGGTGTAGTTATTCGCGCCCTCTGCGATGCCGTCCAGCTTGGTCTTATCGGCATCGGAGAAGTTGTTGTCCGACAGCACCTTGTCGCCGTCCTTCTGGACGTAGTTGGACAGGTCAACAGTGGTATCGTCCAGCAGAACGACCTCGCCCTCAACCTTGGCATAGATGTCGTAGTGCTGGGTCTCCTCGTTCAGCACGAGGTACAGCACGTTGTCCTGTGCGGAGGCAGCCTCGGGAACGGCGTCCACCTTCTCGAAGTGGGCATGGCCGGTGGCAGCGATAGCGGTCTGGATGGCCTGAGCTACCTGCGCGTTGGTCTGATACTGGGCGTCATTAGTGAGCTGGCTGACCTTGGTAGGGATAGCAGCCTTCAGGTTCGTAGCCAGAGACTTCAGATGGCCGAGCTTGGTGAGCTTGTTGACATCGTAACTCATGATAAAATCCTCCTAATAAGTTTTGGTATTATCTCAGGCTTCGGGGTCTTCCGAGCCAAAGATTTCGGAAATCATCTCAGCGACTTCGCCGTCAGTGGCGATGCGGTCATCCACAATGGCGTCCACGTCGCCTTCGAGGTCTCCGGTGCCGAGAGCTTCCAGCTCGCCGGCGGCGTTCTTAATCTGGTAGACGGTGGAGACGCCTTCCTCCACCACAGCGATGACCTGACCGACATAGGCGGTCGGGTTGGTCTGTGCGTAGGTTTGCGCGTCGGACATAGAGTAGAACACCGAGTTTTTGTCCAGCGGGAAAGCATCCTGCCGGGACATACTCAGCGGGAACTCCATAAAGGCAAAACTCTTGTCAGAACCGTTGATAGCCATACTTCATTCCCTCCTCTCAGCCCAGCGTGACCTTCAGGGTCGCGGCGTTCTCGTAAGGCACAGCAGGCTCAAACACCCACACGTTGTACGCAACGGCGGTGTAGCCCTCAGCGCCCTCTACATTGACGGAAGACTGCGTAAAGGTGCCGGTCACGTCGGCGTTCATCGCGGTCTCGTTGATGACCTTGGTCACGCCGGTCTTGCCAGCGATGCAGGCGATGACCACACGCTGCGCCCCGGCAGGGACGTTGATAGTCAGCGTACCGGCGGCATACGCCTTGTTGCTCTTGGTCAGACCCCGGATGTAGGCACTGTCAACGGTGGGCTTCTCTGTGGTGGCCCCGTAGAAGTAGTTCCGGTAGGGCGTGTAGGCCCCGGTGGTCTTCTCCTTCGTACCGGAAGCGATGTTCACGGCAGGGTCAGAGGCGCTGCCGAGGTTGTCGTTGGCAGTCACACCAGCGCCGTGAGTGGCGATGGCCTTGTACTTCAGGGACGCCACGACGTTCTCGCCGCCCTGGTCTCCAATGATAAAGCCATTGCCGCCATTGTTATCGGAACCGGCGCTCAGGCTGGCAGCGTCCACGCTGGCAATCTGCTCAGTGCCGCCGTCAGTGATACGCTGCACCACCCAGTTGGAGGCGGTGACACCGGTCTCCGGGCCGTACTGGTAGCTGCCGGGGTTCAGATTGCCTGCCGTGTACGCAGCAGACGCCAGAGAGGTGCCGGCCTCCACAGCCTTCGCACCGGACAGGTTGAACCCGCTGATGCTGGGCTGGGCGGTGATAGTGGGCTGAAGGCGTTTGCTCAGGATTTCGGTGAACACGTCCAGCACACTCTTGCCCTTAGAGCTGAGAGTGGCGGTGCCGTCCGCGTTCTTGGTCAGGTTGCCGAACTGGGTGTAGTTGCCGGCCAGCGTGATGTTCTCCGGCATAATCACCTTGTCGGCATCCACATTACCGGTGATGCTCACCCAGTCCTCGCCGTCGAAACGGTAGGCGGTCATCTCATAGGTGATGCTGTCCACCACAGTGACCACAGCAAACATATCTCCGGCCTTCGGGGTAATGTCGCTGTGCTCAGTGAAGTACGCCTCGATGACCGAAGCGTCGGTCGCTTCAAGGTCGGTCTTGGTGCCGGTGTACACCGCACCGCCGCCCACGCCGTTGAGCGCCTCAGCCAGATCATCGTCGGTTACGTAGCCGTCCAGACTGACGGTGGTATCGTCGAGCAGCTCGACCACACCATCAATCAGGGCGTACACGTCGTAATGGCCGGTCTCATCGTTGTGGACGAGGTACAGCACGTTTTCCTCAGCCGTGCCAGCGTCAGGCACGGTATCGGACTTCTGGAAGCGGGCATGGCCCGCTTTGGAAATCGCGGCGAGATATTCCGTCTTGATGCGGGTCGCCGTGTCCTTCAGGGCTTTTACGTTTACGACCTTGGTCTCGTCATAAGCCATATTTTGGTCTCCTCCTGTTTCTTAGTTTTGCGGTTCGTCTTCCTCGGGCGGGAACACCTCGTCAAGCATCTGCTCCGTGTCGCCGGTGGTCACGATGGCCTCGTCGGGAAGGCCGGAGCCTTCATACGAGAGTGTGCCATCGGGCGTGGTGGAGAATCCGTCGCCGAGTTTTACGCCGCCCAAGCGGTCCTTAGTTGCTACTGGCAATACATAGGTGCCACCCCCTCCGCTGATGCCGCCGTCGGCAGACAGCAACACGAGGGTAGCCGCCATGTCCTCCGTCGGCGCTTGCTGCACCCAGAACCGCACAGCGCCGTCAAGCACACGGGAAGATGTGCTCATGCCGGCTGCCTTTGCGATATTCTGGGCGGCTTTATGCAACATGACCTGCGGAATCAAGCCCTCAACAGCCTCCTCAACGTGGAGGTCCAGATAAAGCTCTCCTTCCACAATGTCTTCTGCATCTTCCAAATCCGCGCTGCTGGCCCAGCCAGCGGCGGGAATCGTGATTTCGACCTCGGCCACATCGCCACCGCCGCCCAGACTGCCGCCGTGGGCGTTGGGGTCGGAGTTGTGGTCGGCAATCATCTGCTGCACGTGGGCGACAGTGGCTATTGCCTCCGGGTCGATGATGGCGGTCACGGCGTCAACGTCGCCCACCGCCGCGATGAGGTCGAACGTGGCGAGCTTGCCCACGATGGAGCTTGCAGGGCGAATCCACTCCGGCTCATTTTCAAGGGACAGGTAGGTGAACGGGACTTCGCCCTCGTCCGGGTCCTCAGCAAAGAGCACGATGTTCGTCAGGTAAAAGCCCGTCTCCACATTGTCGCTCTTGATTTGGACCGTGACTTGGCACTCGCCGTCCACGGGGTTTGTCACGGCGGCAATCATCGCGTCCATGACATACCCGGCAGGCCCGGTCATGGTCTTCGGCGTCATGCCTTCGGGAATCTGGCCGCTGCCCGCCGCCGCCCTCGTGTACTTCATCGAGCATCTACCCGCGAGGACTTTGCCAATCAGACTTACGCCGGTGAGGGAACCGTAGCTCCCGTCTTCAAACTTGGACATAATCGCTCCTCCTTCTTAGTCAATTCTCTTGGATTTGATGTGCGTGTGATAGACAACCCCTCCTGCACCGTCCTGACGGCCTCTGTGCGCCCTTTTCACGTCGGGCGGGGTAGATGTCAGGGTAGGCGTCTGAACGGCTCCACGCGAGAGCTGGACGGGCATCTGGGCGGTCCTATCAGCACTGAACGGAGGAGGCGCGAACTTTGCCCCCAAATACCCGCCAAAGTTGACGCCCAGCACATCTGTGCTTTCTCTGTCTTGGCCCACCGGCACGGCAGACACGTCCGTGTCCACGAACCCGCAACGCAGCAAGGTCAGGTCGTAGCGGTAGGTGCGGTAGGTACGGAGGTAGAGCCGCATACCGACGCCCGCCACCAAAATCCGCTTGATAGCGTAGGCGATAGGCTCAATCAGCTCCTCCCGGTCGGGAGACAGCAGGCTGGTGTCTACATACAAGGCGATCTTGGCCGGAAACACATCTTCCAGCAGCACATCGCTCTGCTCCACATCAAGCAGCATAGCTGCTGCCCGAATCACCGTGTCCGTGTCGCCGCCCGAGAGCTGCGCCATGATTTTCACCCTGATGGCGAGCCGGTAGAATCTATCGTCAGAACTGACCCGCTTAACGCCGAAGTTCGCGCCATAGCGGTCAAGCACAGAGCCACAGGCATAGTCAAGGTCATCCCACAGTCGTACCAGCTCGGCCTGCTCCTCGACAGTTTCGAGGCCCCATGCAAGGATGGAGAACAGCTTGCCAATGTTGGTTTCCAGCGGGAGGCCCAACTGCACGTTGTCGTAGTCTTTTCGGCTGTAGGCGCTGGTCAGCGCGTACAGCATTTTAGAGAGGAACTTATTGCTCATTCGACCACCACCATATCCTCATTCGTGACCGCCTTCTCGCGAGCCGCGATGGTGATATTCTTCCAGCTGTAGGTCTCCCCGTCAGAGCTGATTTGCAGGTCGAAGTCTACGACGCCTTGGACCTTGAAAACCTCCGTCGGGAGGGCCACGCAGATGACGTTCTGGCCGATATTCAAGCCGCCGCGCGTGTCGGAGCCGATATACTCCGCGAGCCGCTGCTTGATTTGCTCGATGCCGTCCAGCGGAAAGGTGTTGTCGGTTTGGAGATTGAACACCTTCACCCAAACGTTCACCGGCGCGGGACGGCTGAAACAGATATTCTTGATGTTACCGGCGGCGTCTACCACCGGCACGGTCACATTGCCGTAGGTCTGAATGCCCGCGCCCTTTCTGCGGTGAATGGACTTGGCGATCTCCTCGTCCAACCCGCCGTACACCACCAGCTCGATGGAGTGGGGCGGCAGGCCGCTGGCGTTGGTCTCGTCGGTGTCGTTCTCCTCGCCGGTCACAGCGATGACGGCCTCGACATTTTCATAGATCGCGGCGATAATGGCGTCAAGGTTGACGCCACCGGCAAAATCCGTGGAAACGTAATACCGGGCGCGAAACTCATCGTCCGTCTCAGTGTTACGCCCACCCTCGAACGACGCGGCGTTGGACACCGACGTGATGCCTGTCTTCGGATTGGTGATAATGGTAATCGTACCGGCGTCCGTGTTCCCATCTGGACCGGCCACCACAGCGGAGGCTGGGAGCGTGATGCTGCCGTCGAGGATGACGCCGGATTGCAGCGTGATGTACTGTTGCCCCGCAACCGTCTCTGCGAGGTAGCCTTCCGGGACCTCCGTGCCTATCTCACCGGTAAAGGTGAGGTAGCCCACGGCTTTCTGCGCCCCGAGCAGCCGTAGGCCGATTGCCCGTCCGAGGTTGTACAGGCTGTGGCCTACCGCCGTGTCCACGAACCGGCTGTTGTAGACGTCTTCGAGGGTGGAGAACAGGAGGTTGAGCATCCAAGCGTAAATCCGCAGGAAAATACCCAGCGGAGAGCGCACGGTCAGGTTGGCTTTGGAGCCGAACAGCTCACGCGCTTTGTATTCGAGCGCGTCCAGCAACTCTGCGTAGGTGGGGCGTCTGAAACCGGCGTCAGTCAGGCCCCAGTCTGTGGTTTTCGCCATTATGCTGTCACCTCCAATGTGATGGTCTCTTTATTGACGAGCGTTGCGGTGAAGGCCACCGAGACGCTCCTGCCGTCATAGGAGACGGTCATCGAATCAATGCGGGAAACGTCCGGCTCCTGAAAGATGGCCTCCCGCATGATTTCCTTGATTTCTTCCTCGTCCACGTCGTTCTGGTTGACGCCAAGAATCCGTTCATAATCGGTGCCGTGGACAGCATCGGCGAAAAACTCGGCCTTCCACGTCAGCAGGGCGTGTCGGACATTCTGGACCGTAGTGTCGCGGTCAAAAATCTTCGCGAAGTGGCCCTCGTCATCCAGCACCAAGTCGCGAGTGTCGGGGTCAATCAGCAGGGTCATGTTTTCCATGCGCCGCCACCTCCTATATAGGCTGCCCGGTCATGCCGCCGGAATCGCCGGGATGTGTGTGGTGCGCCCCGCTGACACGTTCCTCAGCCACGATGTCCTTCGAGGCCGTGATTTGGCCTTCCACGTGGACGTCGCCCTTGATTTGCACCCCGCCCTTTGTGACCGCAACGTAGACGCTGCCATCATCCGCTGCGAGGACAAGCGCTTCGCTGGGGAGGCCCTGAACCGTATAGCTACCCGCCACGATGCCGCCGATAAACACGGCGTCAGTGGTGGCGTGGTTGCGCTCGGTCAGCGGCTGGGCCTCCTTGCCGCCGCTCACGGTGCTGTCCATATCGTGGTCGAGGTAGAGCACCACGCCCACGTCGCCCGCCTTAATCCACGGGCGAATGATGAAACCGCCGCTGCGGGTGCAAGCGACGGGGATGCTCAGAATAGGCGGCTGGCTCTCATATTTGCCGTTCTGCAAGTGCTTGGACAGGGGCTGGACGTCAACCGTCATTTTGGCTGGGTCGAACGCCGTGACTGACACGACCGCCGCCACACAGATGGATTCTGCCAGCCGCCGGTCGTGAATCTGCTGGTAGTTGTAGGGCTTTACGTTCGGCATCGGCTCACCTCCTAATACGGCCTCAGCTCCATCGAGGTCTCCCAGTCGCTTGTCCTGCCGCCGCTGTGCTTGCCTTCCACGACAATGAAGCGGCCATTCAGGTCAGCCGACTGGATTTTGATGACCTCTGCGGTAGCCACACGATAGTTGAGCAGACAGGAGCGGGAGATGGTGTCCTCGTCCCGGTCCTCGCCTGTGGTCTGAGAGTTCAGGTCGGTCTCCACCGGAATCTGCACCTTCTCCTCATCGGCCCGAAGCAGTCCGTTGGCCGGTGTGAGCGTCAGGCCGTTGTCGATACCATCATCGGCCTTGGTGATGTAGATTTGCCCTGTGGTCCGTATGATAAAGCGGCTCTTGCACTCATTCACCACGATCTCCGTCAGCACCTGCTTCAGATTGCCCCGGCATACCCGGCCACGCGGGTAACTCACGTCGGTAGTCAGCTCGCATTTCGAGACCTCAACGCCGAAGATGTTCAGCAGGTCTTTCACGATGGCTGACGCCTTGGAGTTCTGCACGTAGGTCTTGTTGATGAGCTTGCCGAGAATCTCGTCGGCGCAGGGCTGGACGGTCAGTGTGGAGGTCCAGTCCGTGTTGGACTGCTTGTGTTTCAAGCCGACCACTTTTCCAATCAAAATGCAGCCAACATCGCCCTCGTACCCGGCGTTCAGGATAACCGGGTCGTTCTTTTTGATGTTGGCGCGGGTATTTGCGGAGAGGTTCGTCACCGTCACCGTCGCCACCGGCGGCTCATCGCTGTCATCAAACGGGATGCTAAACTTGAAGTCCAGCTCGCCGAGCGTGTACTTCTTGTTCCCGATGACCAGCGTAGCTTCCCGAATCCAAAACGCCATCTTACTCCACCTTCCTTTCGTAGAGGTAGAGCTTGACTTCCTTGCCGAAGTTCTCAGGCGTCACCTCGGAGATTGCCTCACCCGTGATGCAGACGGGGATGATGACCGGCAGCGGAAACCGCTCGTCTTCCACGACGTTGAACAACGCCCTGCCATACCGGATGATTTCTCCGAACACAAGCACGTCACCGTTGAGGTCAAGAAGGTCAACGGTGAAGAACTTCCCGACCTCGTTGTACTTGACGGTGAATGTGTACGTCTTATCCGTCAGCTTGATGGAGAAAGAGTACGGCACCTTCGACACGTCAATGTCGATGTACTCAACGTCTTCGTTCAGGTCAATCAGTTGCAGCGCCATACTCTATCACCTCCTGTCAAACTGCCAGACCGTCGTAGCTGCCCGTGCTCCGCGTCAGCGGGGCAGAGCTGCTCGGCGTATCGTATGCCTCCCTGTAACGCTCCGCACTGGCAGAGCTGACCGATTGCAGGGAGGCGGTGGTCATTCCCATGCTTGCGGTTTTCGCCAGCTGCTGGTTGTCCGTCTTGCCGGCGTCCTGACTGGACATCAGGACTTCGGAATCCATCGGGACGAACTCAGACGAAACGAGCCGCACCTGCTTCAGCGTGGCTGAGAAGGACGCGCCGTTCCGGTTTTTGTAGCTGCGGTCAAACTTCAGACTGGTGAACACGAGGTTCGTCATGCGGGTCACGCCGGTGTACGTGATGATGTCACGGGATTCCCGCATGGCCTTCAGCGCGTTGATGGCGCTGTCCCCGCCCACGATGGTGCCTGAAATCGTAAGCTGGCCCGCAGCGTTGTTCACGTGGTCGTTGATGTCAGCCCCGTCCTCCACCGGGTTGGAGGTCACAGAGCTGCTGTAGCTCTCGCTCTCTTTCTCGACCACGCCGTTTTCAAAAGGCACGAAACGGACCGTCCCGCCCTTTCGCCCGGTGAGCGTATAAGCCATTTCGACACCTCCAATCAGAAGGAATACTGGTTCTTCAGGGACATCTGCTGCAACTCCTCCTCACGGAACTCGTCATACAGCTCGCGGACAGTATCTCGCAGGGAATCGCGCATATTGTCCACGGTCTCCTCGGAGACCTCACCATACACGTTGACCGTGATTTGCGGAGAGAACGGCGTCACAGGGGAACCGCTGTCCGTGGGGAAGTCCGGGTCGCCGGTGTCGATGTCAACCGGCTGCGGCCTGTCGCCAGAGCCACCCTCGTCGCCCGCAGGAGCGGGCTGCTCGGGACCGGTAACTTGGGTGACGCCCGCGCCGCTGGACAGCAGCCGCAGCAGCTCCGGGCTTACCATGACAATCTGAGAGACCTGCCCGGTCACAGAGGCCGGGTCGAAGCCGCTTACCACGGGGTTGACGCCGTAAGTGACGTCCTCTACCGCCGGCGCGTTTACGGACGGCAGGTTGAACTCGGTGGGGATAGCGCCCTCGATGTCCTTTCGGACGCCGCCCATTGTCTTCTCGAAACCTTCACCCACGCCAAGAGCCATGTTCGTACCAACTTGGTCGGAGAACACTTTCGACGGGGAGTTGATGCCCAGCAAGCCCTTCACGCCGTTGACGATGCCGCTGAAGAAGCCTGTCACCTTGTCGGTAATCCAGCCAATCATGGACGAAATACCGCTCCAAATGCCCTCGACAATGCTTTTGCCGATGTTGATGATGCCACTCATGAGCGCCCCGATGCCGCTCACGATTGCAGAGATGATTTGCGGCAACTGCGCTACGAGCTGCGGGATGGCTTGAATGATACCACTTGCGAGCTGAAGCAGTAGCTGCATACCGGTTTCAAGAATCATCGGCATATTCGCCACCAGCGTGTCAGCAATCGACGTGATGATGGCCGGTAGCTGTTCCAGCAGAGCCGGAATAGCCTGAACAATGCCCATCGCCAAGTTCGTCAGGATCTGGATGCCCTGCTCCAAGATGAGCGGCATATTCTCCGTGAAGAACGTGATGAGCGATTCGATGATGACCGGGAGCTGTTCGAGCAGCAGCGGCACCGTGTCTACGATGCCTTGCACGAGGTTCATAATGATGGTCGCGCCCTGTTCCAAGATGAGCGGTAGGCTCTCTGTCAGAGCTGCGATGATGCCGTCGATGATGAGGGGCAGCTGCTCGATGAGCTGCGGAAGGGCGGTCATAATGCCCTCTGCCAGCCCGCTCAGGAGCTGCATCCCTGCCTCGACGAGCATCGGGATGTTGTCGATGAGCGAGGTCGCCACCGACACAATGGCGTTCACGAACTCCGGTATGAGCGTCGGGAGCATCTGGCCTACCGACGTAATCAGCGTGTTGACCAACTGGATGGCCGCGTCTGCAATCACCGGCACGTTCTCGACGAGGGTCTGCGCTATCATCAGCACAGCGTCTACAGCCACCGGAGCCAACTCGGGCAGCAGCCCGATGATAGAACTCAGCACCTCATCAAAGATGCCCGCCACCGCTTCGAGAATGGGCGGCATCAGCCCGCTGATGGCGGGGATGGCCTGACCCAGCGCCTCCGGCAGCGCGGACGCGAGGTTTTCAACAATCGGGGTGACGTTCTTCACCACGTTGCTGAAGTTCTTCGTGACGTCGTTCACCAGCTTGCCAATGTCAGCGTTCTCGTTGCCGAGGCCGGCGAACAGGTTTTGCATGGCCGCTTTGGTGCTGGCCCACGAGCCGCTGATTGTCTCAGCAGCCTCCTTCGCCGTAGTGCCGGTAATACCCATCTCCGTCTGGATGACGTGGATGGCCTCGGTCACATCAGCAAAAGAGTTGATGTCGAACGTGGTGCCAGCGAGCTTACCGGCATCAGCCAGCAACCGCTCCATCTCGGTCTTCGTACCGCCATAACCGAGCTTCAGGTTGTCCAGCATATCGTAGTTCTGCTTGGCAAAGCCCTGATACGCGTTCTGGATGGTTCCGAGGTCGGTGCCCATCTTGTTCGCGTTGTCGGCCATGTCCGTGATGGCCTGATTTGCCACGTCCGCAGCAAGGTTGGTATCACCGCCGAGAGAGTTAATCAAGCTCGCGGAAAAACTGGTCACGAGGTTCATGTACTCGTTGCCAGACATACCGGCGGTCTGGAAGGCGTTTGCTGCATACTGCTGCACCTTCCCTGATGCGTCTTTGAACAGCGTATCGACGCCGCCGACAAGCTGCTCGTACTCGGCATAGGCCGACACAACGGCCTTGCCAATGGCAACAGCGCCGGCGGCAGCGGCGGCGCTCACCGCGCCGATTGCTGCCCCAGCGCCTTTCAGAATTCCACCAAACTTACTGAGTTTTCCACCGGAATCGTCTGCCGCGTCTCCAAGTTCGGAGACATTGCGGCGGGCCTCTCCTGCGGCGTCACCCAGTTCACCGGTTGCGTTCTCAGCTTGCTGAGCGCTGCGGGCCATTTCAATGAAACGGCTTTTCGCGTTCTGGATGGCGTTGCCCAACCCGTTCTTGATGGTCGAGATTGGATGGGCAAACTTGTTCCCAATTTCAGACGCGCTGGACGCTACGCTGCTGACAAACCCCTTGGCCTGTCCAGTGACATAGCTGAACGCCCCGCCTACGCCGGAGCGTAGGGAGGACGAGAAGCTGTTGCCGCTGTCGATACCGTCAAGAAAGGAACTGCGGAAGGCCGAACCGACGGACCGGGCCTGTGTCTGAACACCACCAAGACCGCTTGTGACATTTCGGATGTTCGATTCAGCCTGAGACGTATCTGCATCAATGTTGATTGTGCTGCCGCCCAGACCGCCGAGGTTGCTCGTGATATTCCGTATGCTCGCCTCAGCCTGGGAGGTGTTGGCCTCAACATTGATGCTATATGTTAGGCTGCGGGCCTCATCCACGGTTCATCCCTCCCTTCGGTCAGTCTTTTTTATTCCACTCGGTCTGCCAGAGGATGCGGGCCTGTTCAGCTTCTGCGAAGTCGTACAGGTCCATAGCCTTCAGCTCTGAGTAGCTGATGCCGCTCATGCAGAAGACCATCCTCCACAGACGCTCGTTGTTCTGCGCTCGGCGCTTTGCGGTCTTAGGATTTATTTCGCTCCGCAAGAAAGTTCTCGATCTCGCGCACCAGTTCGCTCGGTGTCGCGAGGTCATCCTGCTCGTCGAAGTATTTCAAACCGCCTTTGGCTACCTCAGCCGGTGCGGTGACGCAGCCCTTAATAAGAGCGTCCACGTACTTCGCGGTGTTCTTTCTGCCGTTGGCTGGGTTGATGTACAGGTCTGTCAGGTTGGAGTACCAAGAGTAGGTCACGCTCTGAAGCTGATAATCAGTGCCACCCACGGTTACGGTTTTTGTACGGGCCATAGGTCGTGTCCTCCTTCTCGCGCGCGTGCGCGCGTATAATTTGCGCGAATTAGGCGAATTAGGGACGTGTGTTTTCCTCTAATTCCTCTAATCCCTCTATTTTTAGGTGTATTTAGTTATCAATGTTCCAATGTTCCATTTGATAGAGAAAACATGAAAAAAGTGAGTAATATCAAGGGTTTTCGCGTTTTTGCAAGTGGAACATTGGGTGGAACATTGACGGAACAACGGAACATTCGAGGTGGAACATTGGGTGGAACATTGCTCGACTTTGCGCCCTGACTTTCGACTTTCGTGTCTAAATCACGACTTTAATTCAAATGTTCCAGTCAATGTTCCACCTGTGTTCCGGTTGGGCTGGGGTCAATACAGGCCCCATTCCGCGAAAGCCTCGAAGCCTCCCACGGACTGAATGTACTGGCGGGCGATCTCCACGATTTCCTCGTAGGGCTTTCCGTCGATGGCGTCATCGCCGATGGCGCAGCACAGCTCGACAGGCTCGCCGGTCTCCTGCGCCTTCAGGAAGGCGTAGATGTTGACGGACACGTCCGCTTTGGACAGGTCCTTTCCGTGCAGCCCGCCGCCGGTGACGGAATCGGCCATGTCAGAGCCGAGCTTGCGGTTGGTCGCGCCGGTGTCCACGTCGGTGCCGCCGGTCCAATCGCCCAGCGGATTGATTTCCGCTGTCGGGTACAGCTTCTCGATGTCAGCCTTCGCCGCGTTGCTCTGGCAGATGATGAGCCGGTCATCGTCGAGGATGTACTTGCCGTCGAACGGATGGGCGGCGTAGATGTCGCGGGCAATCGCCGCGAGCGTCTTCTGCTCGTCCGTGAGCGGGACACCCTTGAAGATGCCGTTGTCGCCGCAGCGGAACCCTTCGCTCTGGTTGTTTGCGAGGTGGGTGTCCTGTGGCACGATGGTCAGGTCAATCTGGATGAGACCTGCGATGCGCCGGATGGCGTTGTGGATGGCTCTGACTGCCTCCGGCATGAGCAGCGGAGCAGAGGTCTCAACAATGACGTGACACACGCCATGCCCGATGAGGACCTCCACCGCGATCTTCGGGTCAGGCTGGACCTGATAGGCCAAATCCACAATCGCGCCGGCAATGCGGTCAGCGATTTTGTCCGGGTGGGACGGGTTTACTTTCTCAATCATGAATAGCCTCCTAACTGCCCAGCTCAGTTACTGAGCATGATGTCAGGAATCAGGAAGATGATGGTCACATCTGCCGCTTCCTTCGCTCTCGCCCTGTCGGGCAGCTTGGACACCATGACGTTTTGCGCGAAGAACATAGAACCGCTGTCGTTGGCATCCGTGATGGCGAGGTTTGCCATCACATTGCGTTCCGCGCACTGTTCGAGGAAGGCTACATCGGGAGAATCCTGCTGAAGCGTGATGGTCAGCTTGCCGGCCTTGTTCGCGTTCAGGATGTAGGTGCTGTCGCCCTTCACACCCTTCTTCAGCGTGACGTTATCCTCGTCGCGGGCGAGGGTAAACATACTGTCACCGAACATACGGAGCTGCCGGTTGTTGTAGGTGATATTCACCTTCATGGGGTCATAAGTCTGCAACATGGTTTCTCACTCCTTCCTTACAGCGACACACGCAGGACGCCTTTGGTTTTTACCTGATGCACAGCGCCGGACAGCAGAGCCTCCCAAATGATGTCAGGCATCACACGGTTGCGGCGCTGCTCATCGGTGCTGTCCGCGTACTTCGGGATGTTGATGGTGAACACACCGGCACGGGTCTCCGGGTCTCTGGCGATGATGTTGTGGTCTTCGTCCGCAGCTTCGGCAAGAGCCTGAGCGGGGGCGGTGGCGATAAGGCCGAACCCGTCATCACCGTAGTTGATGTTGGCGTTTTCCAGCAGCATATCATAGAGCAGATCGCGCATCCGCTTTGCAATCCAGTCCGCGCCGAGCACGATGTCGATGAACTCACCATCGAGGCAGGTGCCGTCCTTAACGTACTGCCGCTTGTACTCCTCCGTCAGATAGTTGACGTGGTTTTCCAGCAGCGCATCGCGCTCGCCCTCGGTCAGCTTGGGCAGGGAGATGAGCTTCTCGCCCTCGCTGGTGTCGGCGTTGCCGTCCTGCGGGCGCTTGAACTTCCACGTCACGGACTTCGGGTAGAACGGGCCGACGTTGCCGGTGTAGGAGGCGTCAGGCTCCTCACTCAGATACTGCTCATCGGTGTAGATGACAGCAGCACGGGAGGTCACGCTGGCGAACTTCTTGTTGCTGGTCTGGCCCATGTAGAACTTTCGGTGGTCCTCGACGCCAGCGCCCAGCTCCGCTTCGGACGGCTCGCTGGCCTCCGCGAACTTGGCAAGGGCGATGACATACTCATCTTCGTCCCGGTCAGTCAGCAGGTAGTACCAATCGTTGTCCACGTCGGACTGGAACTGCTTGATGGCGTTGATGAGGTTATCAGCGGCACTCACCATGTCCGTGCCATTCACGAACTCGGCAGCCGCCTCGACCACCACAGGGGCGCTCAGAAGCTCATCCTCGAAGACGTCCACCATCTCGGGAATGGTGTCAGCCTCGCCGCCCTCAGTGGCGGTGTAGCGCACCACAGCGCCCTCAACGGCAGCTGTGTAGGTCTTGCCGCCCTTGGTAAAGCTGGTGTCGGCGAACAGAGCTGCAAGCTGCTCTGCGGTTGTGACAGCATCAGTAGTCGTGATTTCGACAACTGCCTTGTCATCCCCGCCAATCCGCGCCCACAGGGTCTTGCTGGCCTCGATGGATGGCGCACCAGCGAACGTCACGGCAAAGGAGGCCGTGGTCGCAGGAGACGCGTTGGGCGGGGCAAAGCTCACAATCTTGAACTTGTCCAAAAGGGTTTCCGCAAGGGTGGTCTTGCCCTGATTGAACAGGGTGGTCGCCTTGCGAACGATTTTTGCATTGGGGCAGGGGCCGTCAGGCCCGTAGACAGCCTCAACGCTCGCTACGTCGCGGTACGTATCAACCGGGTACTCGCCGGTGGTAGACACGAGCAGGATGTCGAGGCTTTCCTTCTCGGTGGGCAGCGCGTCCCGCTGCACCACGACGATTACGTCTTTTGCCATAAGGCGTTCCTCCTTCTTAGGTTTTGATGTCTCCCGGGGTGGCTCCCGGACGCAGCACAGTGGTGGTCGGCACTTCGTCAGTCCGCACATAGGAAATGCGAATGTCGAACCCGTAGCGGCGAACGGAATCCTCCACGAGAAAACTGGTGCGATTTGTGACAGCGCCCACGTTGCTGATAACGATGTCCCCGTGTTCGGTCGAGAGACTGCGCCCGTTCAGCAGGAAAAAGCCATGGGCTTTCTCACACAGCGACAGCGCCTCGTCTTCTCCGAAGACGTACCCGTCATCAGTTTCACGGTTCATACTGCAAAAGGTGAAGGACAGCGTGGCCGATACCGGCTCAGAACGAACCAGCTTGAACTCCTCGCCTTCGCTCACCACCTCACGCAGTCCGAACCAATGGTCGGAAATGCGCGGAGCCAAAACGCTGTAGTAGCAGTACGGGAACTCCGGCATATCAGCGATCTGCTCGGAGAGATTTACCGGATGCCCGAGGTGAGCTTCCAGCCCTGCCACAATCACGTTCCGCGCCTGTTCAAAAGTCATGCCTTCTTCACCCCCTCCACAAGATAGCGGTGCATCGGGTGGATGGAGTTGTGGGATAGCTCTTGCTTGACGGTGTACTGCTGACCGTCGTATGTGTCGAGGATGATTTGTCCCGGCTCAATGTCCACGGGGTCATCCGTATAGAGTTTCTGAGAGTTCTGCGTGTACGACCCTTCCGGTAGCTGCTTCCAGTCCAAATTAGACAGCGGCATCACCACGCCCCAGAAAGACGTGACCGTCTCATCAACTGGTTTTGACTGTCCTCCGGGGCCGCGCACGTAGGTGCGCTTTATTACCGTCAGAATGTGCAGCAGCGCCCTCGGAAGTCTCGGAGTGTTGTAGAACATAGGTCATTCCTCCACTTTGTAGGCGATGCGGTCCCGGATGTGCGTACCGGTCTCGTACAGCGTGGTGTGCTGCGTCTTCTTGGAAAAGTTGGACGGCGGCTTGACCCGGTTATCGTCAATGAAGTTTTGGACCATCTGCGCTGCCTGAGCGCCGATGGCGTTTGCAGCGGCTGTCGCAGACGCCCTCCCATCAATCACCTTGTTCACCTGTTCGGAGACAAGGGAACCGAGCTTCTCCCGGTCAGCGTCAAAGCTGGCGCGGAGGAAAGAGCGTTCCGGCATCTTTTCAGTGCCGTACTCATGGATTCTTGCGACCTTCAAAACCTCGGAATCCACCTCGCCGACGATGCCGACCACAATCTTCTTGCTGGACATTTCCTCACAGGCGGCTTTTAGCCGTAGGAAGTCCGAGAGGATGGCATCAATATTCGGCATATCAATACCTCCTGTACAGGTTGATGAGCTGTTTCCACGATTCCGGAATGGACTTGTCGAAGTTCCAAGTCACGTCCGAGATGGAGAACGAAGACAGGCCCTGAGAGCCGTTCTGCAAGTTGGTGTAGATTTGCGACACCATATCCCATAGCAGCCCTTCAAGGTCCGAAGGTAAGGTCTGAGGGTCATCAGCTGTAGCATCTTTCGGCAGGACATAACCAGCCGTGTAGCTAACCTCGATGACCCTCATGGGCGCTACGATGTCGTAGGCCAGACCCCTTCGATACCCGGCCTTTAGCCATTCCTTGTCTCGGTAGATGACCCCGATTTCTCCGGTCTGAGCGTAGTCATAGGTTTCCGGGTCAACAATCTTGCCCTCCTGCTTGACGTACTCGACGCTGATGATGGGGTACTCCAACAAGACGAGTTCCTGCTGGCCGTCTGCGTCATACCACTGGTGGTACGAGTGTCGGCCTAAATGCCTGCCGATTTGCCGCTCGATCCACGATGAAGCTCTGTTAATCAGCAGCGTGATAATCTCATCCGTTCTCTCGTCTTCGATGTCTGCAAGACCCAGCATCAGCTTCATCCGGTCGAGGGTCGTTAATGCGTTATCTGCAAGCATATAGACCTCCTATGCAGACAGGCGGCGATTACTTCTCGCCGCCTGTTTCCGTCTTCTTATTCACTTCCGGTTTCTTGACCTCCGGCGCGGGAGCCGCAGCCGGGGTCTTTGTGGCGCTGGGACCGGCAGCCTTGTTGCTGGTCGGACCCACAGGCTTATAAATCCTCGGCATGGTACGGCCCTCCTTACACGGGCTGGACGTGCTTGTCGCCCAGCACAACGGCCAGCGTGGTGCTGGTAGCAGCAGCGCCGGACGCGGTGATTTTCACGTAGTTCTTCAGACCGAGCAGGTCGATGTCGATATTCACGACGTCGCCCACTTCCAGCTCCTCGGTGGTGAAGGTGCCGCCTTCGGTCTGCTTCTCGGGGAAGACCAGCTTGTCTGTGACGGCCTCGTAGGAGCTGTTATCATCACTGTGAGTGATGGTCAGGGTCAGCGCGCCAGCAGTGCCGATGACCGCGCCGATGACACCGGACAGAAACCCGGTCCTGTCGAGGGCTGCGCCGGAAGTATAGGGCTGAACCTTGACGTTCTGAATCAGTTCTCTTTTCATCTTAGGCTACCTCCTGTTTTGATTAGACAGGAACAGCGACCTTGGTCGCCACAGCGAAGCTCTCGTCGTGACGGAGGCCGGTGTCCACGTTGTTGATGGCACGAATCAGGGTCTGGTCGTTCTCAAAAGCAGAGACCAGATTGCCAGCATCATCAGTCCACGCACCCTCGCGGCTGGTCTCGATTTCGAGAGCGCCCTGCTCGCCGATCACGAGGTCATTCCAGTTGCCAAAGATGATGGAGGTCTTGCCGCTGGCAGTTTCCAGCAGGTTGGTGGTGCGGTAGGGGTAGCCCGCCAGAGTGCCGTTCTCGTTCATCTCCTGAGCGAAGATGAAGCCGCCCACGTTATCGCGCAGGGACTTGAAGAACTGCTCCACGCTGGTGTTGAACACGAAGCCCAGACCGTCAGCGTAGACGTTGTTCTTCAGGACGGAGGCGATGAGGTAGTTGGGGAAAGCGGCGGTCAGGACGCCAGCAGAGCTGGCATACAGCTCATCCAGCGCGGTGACGTCGATGTTCTGAACGCCCTTGTTCTTGGTGATACCCAGAGGCTGGAACTCGCCACCAGTGCCGTTCAGAGCACCCCAGTCAACGCCCAGAGCCATCTGCTTGGTCACGTCCTGACCGACGATGACGTCATTATCGAAGTTGGTGGAGCGCAGCAGGTCGTTGCTCATGGGGATGAGAGCGGTCAGCTTCTTCGCGGACAGCTTCAGGTTGCCGAACTTGGGAGCACTCTTGGGAATGGCGCGGTTCTCACCGGTGAACATGGCGCGGGAGCCGGTCTTGATTTTGGGGATGTTCAGGTTGCCGTTCGCCATACCGAGCCTACGAGCACCAAGGCTGTAGATGACAGTCGCGGGGTACAGCAGCTCGATAATCTCGTTGGCATACACCTCGGGGACCAGATAGCCGCCGTCGGTGGGAGAGGTCACGGACAGAGCCTTGAACTCACGGGCCATCTCTGCATCGCCAAACTTGCGCTCGGCGGTGAAGGCAGCGCGGTCAATGTCGCCACCGGAAGCATGGATGCACTTCACAGCGCGACCAAACATACCGTAAGCAGCCTTGCGGCGCTCGGGGGCAGACATGGATGCGATGCGGGCCTTGAAGCCGCTGCCGCCGTTGCCGTCACGGGATGCGCCGGTGGACAGGAACAGGCTGGCGTACTTGCGCTGGGGCGCAGCCTTGGGAGCACCAGAAGCGGAAGGACCGGTAGCGCTCTTGCCTTCGCCAGCAGCGCCGCCGCTCTTACCGTCGCCACGGCGGGTGCCGCAACCAGCCTTGCCCTCATCGCCAGTAGCCAGCACACCAGACAGGGCCTCCATAATCTTGCCGATGAGTTCGTCACCGTCAAGGCCCTTGCCTTCGGCGTCACCTTCGCCCTCGCCCTCACCGGCGGGAGCACCTTCACCTTCGCCCTTGCCCTCGCCGTCACCAGCGGGAGCGCCTTCGCCCTCACCGGCGTTCATCTCTTCCAGCACAGCGGAGAGTTCGGCAAGGATGTCATCGGCGGTGATGTCGTTCACGTTTTTGCCAGCCTCTGCAAACTTGGCGGTCAGGTTAGAGAACACCTTTGCAATCAGCTTGGCGAGCTGTTCTTGGGTCAGTTTCATAATTCGTTTACCTCCTGATAGTTTTAGGGGACAATCTCAAAAATGATGTCGGACGGTTTGGCCTTCTTGGAAGCCTGTTTCGGCTTCTTCGGAGGCTGGGGGTTTTTCGGGGGTTGCGGATCGCCGCCCTCACCTTCGTCATCAAGGTGGGCGGCGGGTTCCAACAGCGGACCGAGAATATCCACAAGCTCGCGGACAACTGCAATGAAGGGCTTCAGCGCATTGAGCCGAGAGCGGGTAATCTTACCAGCTTTTGCCTCAATCCGCAGCTCCTCCGCAAGCGACTTGACCTCATCAATTTTGGCTTGGTCATTCATCGCCCATGTGACGATGGAGACCTCCCACAGCTTGATTTCCTTCAAGTGCCGGATGCCGTTCTCCTCATCATAGTCAGCAGTGATCGCGTCATATCCAATCGAGAGTTCGTTCAAGACGCCATCTTTGAGCAGCGTCTTGATGTCCCGCCCTCTCTGCGTGTCGCTGATTTTGCCCCGGATATAGAGACCTTTTTCATCTTCACGCAGTTCGAGCGGTTTGCCGATTGGCAGGTCGCAGTCATTGTGCTGCGATAAAATCTTGATGCGGTCAAAATCCTCCCTGATGGTTTTGGAGAACGCGCCTCGTTCGATTACGTCCCTGCCGCTATCGACATTGCCGAAAACGGCGGCGTAGCCTGAGAATTCTCCGCTTTCCTCGTTCGCGTCCTCCAACTGGAACACAAACGATTTGTACTCGTGTGTCGGGTTGTCCGACTTCTGACCATGAGCAGAAGTCCGTCTACCCATTCGTGCCATACGGATTTACCTCCTTTCCTCAGAGTTTAGGGCTTATCTTAAAAACCGCCGTAGGTGAGATAACACCGGCAGTTAATAAGCTGTTCTGCGCGTCCGTCTTCCGGGTCACGCGGGAAACGCAGACCGTTGGAGAACCGCTGGTCGATGCCGACGGTTTCGCCGTCCATATCAACATGGTCGGGACGCGGGTTTTTCTGCGGCCTATGGTGCCACGTCTTTGTGGCGGCACCGGCAGCCTTCATCATATCGAACTGGCCTGTGGAGAGGGCCGTCGAGGTTTCCTGCCGAGCAATGAGCTTGGCACGAGATTCCGTGCTGCCCATCTCAGACTGGATTTCCTTCTTCAGCTCGATCTGGCTCTTGCCCTCCGAGATACCGCGCGAGATGATGCGGGCGATATTGTCTCTTGTGGTTTGCTCGATGCCAACCACACGCTTGCCGCCATTTACCTTGGCGGCAGACACGAACTCAGGCCGTTGGATTTCCACGAAGCCGTAGGCATCCCCAGCCACCGTCGCGCCGTCCTCATAGGCTGCTTTCCAGCATGGCGTGAGTAGCTGAATCAGCTTTCTGGCCTCGTCTGTCCAGTTGAGCAAGCCGGATGCAATCGCGTCCGTGAGTTTTAGCTGGTCCTCCTCGGAGAGCATCGCCCACAGCTCAGGGCTGAACGTGCCATCCGGCAGCAGATACTCCTGTAACGGGAAGAACAGCGGGTCATCGCCGTCGGCTTTGGCCGTGAGGCCAAGAGCCTTCGTGACCGCCGCCCGCTGGTCGGAGAAATGCTTGTTGACTGCGGTCAAAAAGCGCCGCTCATTTTTCAGAGCGGCTTGGTCTTCTTTCCGCAGCATCGCGGAGATGTTTACCCGCCGGCGAGCTTCAACAAGGCCAAAGCGCTGGACGCCTTGCTCAACTGGACAGACGAGGCCAGAAACCCGCCGGCGAGACTTAATGCCTTTCGCATCAGGCATATCCACCGGCTGGATGATGTCCTCTTGGAACATGGCCTGCGTGACCGCAGCGGGGTCATCGCTCTCTGTCAGGAACAGGTCGTTTATGGAGACCTTGAACACATCACCGCCCTTGGTGTCGGGCAGGTCAAGCAGCTCGCGGGCTTCATTCTTTGTAATCAGCCCCGCATTGTAGGCGTCCAGCGCTTTGGCCTTGTTGAAGTCTTGGTCATATGGGACTACCGGGTCAAAGCGCCACACCAGCCCGTCCCCGAACATCGGGAGGAGCTGCTTGTTGATGGCCTCCTCACGTGCCTGAATTCGCGGTGTGAGCACGTTCTTGGCGTAGATGTACTGGGCTGCGTCTGCGGTGGCGCGGTTGCTGTTTTCGGTGATGCCCATAATTTCACGGGGGACACCGAAGTGTTCCAGCACCGCGTCACGCATAGCGATTCGGCTTTCCGTGAAGCCCAGCTCTCTGGTGTCACTCGACCCGAACGCCTTGACATCGACGTTTCCAGTGAGGGCTGCGGCCTTGTGGCTGTTCTCAACGCCCCGGTGCTTCTGATTCCACCGGGCCATGAACGCATCACTCTGGTCATTGGTGGCGTCCGGCATCAGGAACACAAGGGACGGCTCGGCATCGTTATAGAAGAACCGCTTTTGGAACTTCGCGGCGTACTCATCAATCTCCACCTCGTCCGCGATGCTCTCCGCGACGCCGAGGCCGCGGAGGAATGGGTCAAGCGGATTGAGCTGCTTCATCACGAACATATCGTCCACCGGCACGTCCATTGTCAGGCCAGAGGGGGATAGAATCTGGTACGTCGGACTTCCGAGGTATGGGGTCATCTTCACCCAGTACGGCGGCACAGGCCATAGCTCCACGGGCCGGCCATCGTCATCCCGCTCGATGAGCAAGAAGCTCTCGCCCACCAGCAGAAGGTAGATTTCGTGCAGCCGCCAGATGGCCGAACCGGTCATCTCATAGAGCGGGTTCGGCTGGTCCATGAACCGGAGGAAGGGGTGGCTGGTGATTTCCGTCTCCGTGCCATCCGGCTCAACGCGCAGTAATTTGCCCCCGATGTTTGCAGTGTCGCTGGCAATCCTGTCCACGACGGCAAGCCGGGGGCTTTTCGAGAACATATTCAGCCATTCGGCTGTGTTCAAAGTTGGGGGTCTGCTCCAACGTGAGACGAAGCTGCCGGCCTTGTCCGTGTATTGCTCACGAACCCGGCGCTTTCCGATCTCAATGTTAAAAATCCTCATCTTGCACCTCGCTTAGAAGGAGAAGTGGAATTCCGACCTGCGTTCCAGTTCAGAGAAGGCGTCGCTGGTAGCGTCCACCATGTCTTTGAACTTACTGGCCGGGAAGCTCTCCATCTGGGAAAAGTAACTTTCGTTCCAGTCTCCGACAACCACATCGAAGTTGCCGGCTTGCCACTGAGCGGCTACCGGCTCGGCTCTGGATTCCTTGCTGCCGCTGACTGGCTCTGTGCGAACACTGAAACCGGACAGCAAGCGAACGAAGCTCTGCGCTTGGTCCTTGCCGGCTTGTCCGGGGTCTTGCGGGAGCCGCACCCGGACGTTGCCATACTTTGCGTTGTCCACCTCGGCGGTGAGCTTTATCAAGGCCCGCACATCGCTGGCAGACAGCCGCTTGTTGATGACGTCGATGATGACAAAACTGCCGTCGGCGCGTTTCCCCATCAGCACACCAGCTGTGTACGCGGGGTCGCCCTTCTCGGTTTCCGGTGATGCCGCGAGGTCCCACGCTCTTACGTAGGATGTGACATCGGCAGGGGCACACGGCAGCATATTGCGTACCTGCGTCCGTTTGAAATAGAGGCCGGCGGCTTGCTTGATTTTCCAGTTACCGTAGAGCAGACGTTCTCGCTCCACGGTAGGCAGCGCCTTCAGCGTTGCCAAGTACGAGGGGTCGCGCTGCATGAGCAGCTTGTTGTCCTGCAACGTACTGTTGATGAATGACACCGAGCGAGGCTCGGCCTTTTCTTCATCAGTTGTCAGGTTGAACTGCTCCCACAGGTCCTGCTTTCTGTCGGCCCAATACACTTTCTCATCCCTGCGGATGAACCAGCGTATTTTGCCGCATCGTTCTTCAATAGGGTAGCCGCTGTCTTGGTCAATCCACCAAGATATGAAGTTCGCTACCCAGCTATCAGCGTCAGGGTTGCAGGTCGCCCGGATGTATGGCTTTACGCCGCACATCGAGCGGTTACGGGACAGCATATAGAAAAAGACGCTCTCCGAAAAGTGCGTCAATTCGTCAAACATTATGAGCGGAATCTGCGAGCCTTGCCAATCGTACTTGGTCGATTCCATCTCCAAGTGCGAAAACGTAATCGTGGCACCGCTCGGGAACACCCACATCGGCTTTGGGGATAACTTCGGCGTAGCTCCAAGCAAGCTGTATATGTTGAAGCTCTCGGACCAGAGACCGCCGGGGCTTAGGATTTGCGGATTAGTGCGTCGGAAGGTTACGGCAGCAAACTGTTTGTTGCCGATGTGCCGTAGCGGTTCGAGCAGAAGTGCATAGCTCTTGCCGCCGCCCGCAGCCCCGCCGTAAATGCAGATGTCGGCAGAGCAAGCAAGGAACTTTTCCTGCTTGCCTTTCTGCGGTCGGAACACAACCTTCTCCACGCGCTACTCCACCTCCTCCTTTTCGGGGAGATATACCTGCACCTGCTGGAACTCCAAGGGCTTTCCATCAGCGCCGGTAACTTCGGTCTTAGATACATCCCGCCAGTGTTCGCGCTTCCGGTTTTTGAGCCAGAATATCTGGGCCGTAGTGCTCGGTGGGATGTAACGCTTTTTCGTTCTCAGGTCGCCCAGCTTGGTTGTGCCGTCCTTATTGACCTCGATTAAGCGTTCCTCCTCATCGACGAAGTAGCCCTGCGCTGACTGGTACAGGCTGCGCTCAATCTTGCTGTCAGCAATCTCTTTACCCTCGGCCAGCGCATTTGCGAAGGATTCATGCTCATTCTTCCATGAGCAAATCGTCTTTCGTGAGACGTGCATGGCCTCGGCAATCTCAGCGTCAGTAGCACCACGGATGGCGAGTGACCACGCCCAGTCATCGTGGAACTTCTGATTGTACACGACATTAGCCATCTAAAAAATCAGACCTCCTACTTACTGTCGAGGTACTGCTGGCAGAGCTGCGTAAGGCCGCTGTACAACGCCTTGGCATCGAGCTGGCCGGAGCCTACCATCGTGTCCAAGGCTTTCTTGATGACCTTAGCGTCCTCGGCGGGGATTTTGGTCTTGCCAATCACCGTCTCGATAGGTACGTACCTCTTGTTATCCGTCGTTTCGACCCAACCCTCAGAGCACTGCGTCACGTTGCGCTGGAAGATTTTCAGAATCAGCTCCACCGCCGTAGCCACATTCTTGACGTTGTAGGCAGAGCCAACAGTTTCCTGCGCGTCCAGCCAAGCGTCGTAGTCGGCCATACGAGCCAGCCACACATCGCTGGACGATTTCGCGCGATCTTTCGCCTCGTCGATGACCTTTTTCGCCGCGTCAAGTTCGTCCGGCAGGAACACCAGCGACAAGGTTTGAAACGTCAGGTTTGCCTCCGAGATGCTGATGCTGGAAAACTTGTCGAGCAGCGCCAGCGTCTTGTCATCCAGACCGCTGTACTGTTTCAGGCTCGTGTCCAGAATCTGCTCGTACAGAGCTTTCAGGGTGGCGGGGTCATCCTGACCGGCAATCGCGTTGTGGGAGAGCTGAATAGCAATCCGCTGCTCTTTACTGAGCGGGTCATCCGTGGCAAGGCAGGTGATGGTGGGCAGCCCTACCTCGATAGCAGCCCTCGTCCGGTGGTTCCCGGACAGGCACAGCCAGCGGCCATCGTCATCCTTGCACAAGAACGGGGTGGAGGTGAGCTTACCATCCCGACGGATATTCTCGACCAGCCGGTTGAACTCCTCATGCTTCATGTACCGGGCGTTCGTTTCCAGCAGCTTTATTTCTCGCGGGTCGATTTCCAGCGTGAATACATTCATCATTCGTCCTCCTTAGCACCAATCTGCGAGTGCTTCTTCTTCCAAAGTTCCAACCCCTCAGCCAACGTCCACTGGCCCATAGGCGCACCGTAGTTGAGCTGGTAGCCGGAGTTGTAGTAGATTTTCGACATATCCGTTTCGCCCTCATCGACACCGGGGAGCTGCTTTTTGTTCAGGAGCTGGAACAGCCCGCGATACTTCATGCTCACGGGCCGCTTGGTAAAGGCTGTAGTCACGAGCGAACGGATGCGGTGGTTGGTTAAGCGTTCTGCGTATAGCTTTGATTCACGGCTTAGGGCCGCGTATAAGACGAGTTTAGCGAGGCGTTTATATTTGGTGGGGGCGATGGGAAAGTCGCTTAGAAGGTACATTGTGGGCGTCTCTATGTGCTTATCCCAGTTGGACAGAGTGGGGGAGGCTGAGAAGGCGTACACACCAATCAGCTTATCATCCACCAGCACCCCGAAGCTCGCAGTCTCGCTGCCGGGCTTGATGTAGGGGTTCATGTACTGCGAACGCAGCGCCCGGAAGTTCTCGCTTTTCAGCGGGACAATCCGCATGGTGTCGCCGATGTCCTCGTCCTTCCCAAGCCTCTCCACCATCAGGCTCGCCACCTGCTGGTGCGGGACGATGATGCGGGACTTCGGCGCTTTGGAGTACACATACAGCGGGACGCCCCTGTTCGTGGTCTGCGAGATGCCCATGAGGTAGTCCGAGAACTCCTCCAACTCATCGTTGGTACCGAACATGAAATAATCCCGCTCGGTCAGCTTACGGAACATCTCGAAGATTTTGTCCTTGTCAATCATGTCGTACTCCGGCGGGTCCCACGCGATGATGCCCTCAATGACCTTGAACATCTTCTCGTAGTCGCCGGAGTAGAACGGCGGGTAGCAGACGAAGCCTTGGTCTTTCGGCACGTCATCGACCCAGCCGATGACATCCCCCGCGTAAAAGCTGTCGAGGAACTGGCCGGCCTTCTCCAACTTCGTGCGGGTCTTATCGAACAGCTCCGGCCACTGGTCCTTATACGCCTCGATCATACGAACGTAGTACGGGTTTGGCTTGGAGCCAAGGTACGTGCTCATCTTCGACAGGAGCAGCACACACGTTGCGATGTCCAAGTCGGTTTTCATATACTCCTGAATGAACTCCATCGGGCCTTCGTAGTTCTCGTTAAACCGGGCATTGAGCGGAGCGCCTGAGAAGTACCGACCGAGAAGGCAGGAGTAAATCGTCACGTCGTTCCCGTGCAGTCTGGCGTTGGTCACGCTCTTCAGCATACGCTCAATGGTGAAGTTGCCGGAGCATCCCACGTAAATGTCTGTGCATTTCCAATCGCGGATGCAGTCGCCCATGATTTGCTGAACGCTGTCTGGCAGCGAGCCGTGAAACATTCTCCTTCCTCCTTCTGTATGCAAAAGAAAAACCGCCAGCTTTGAACTGACGGTTTTTCCTGTCTATTCAAATGGAGCGGACTGCCTGAGTTGAACAGGCGTTTCGCTGCCGGGAGCAGCGGGTTCTGGCGTTGAACTAAGTCCGCATGAGCGGCAGGTGGAGCGATAAGCCATCCTGCCGTTTTCGAGAATCAGAACAGTGTGGTCTGCTCGACCGCTGCCTTCATCTTCGCTTTCGAGATTTTGGGTGTGGACGGGTCAGGCAATTCAGGAATTACCTCACCTGTTTTCTCGAACCACCACTTGGCAAACATCGTCCGGTGGCACCAGTCGCTCTCACCCTTTCGGACGTCCTCGTAGCACAAGAGCACGATGTCCTTGTCAGGCTGCTCGCAAGCTGCAAGCAACTGGCGAATATGCTGGACGCCGAAGTAATCCAGCCGACCACGGTATGCTGCCTCATACGCGGCCTTGTCGTTGTCGTACTTCCCATAGATGCCTTTCGGCATCAGCTCGCTGATGGCTCCCGCGATCTGGTAGCCGATGTTCCAGCGGGGGCTTCCGACGGAAATGCGAATGGCCGTGTATTTCCCGGTCTTCAGCTCCGGGTTTGAGAATCTGCTTGTGTAAATCATCGTATCAGCACCTTTCTGTTTCAATCAGCGCCCCTGAAAATCAGGGCGTCGCTCGGCATCCGAGCGTTAAGGAGGACAATCCGAACCGAGGCGGATGCCGAGCGTGGTGCCTGATACAGACTTTACACGATACCATTTTAGCACCGCCTCTCTGACAGGTCAATGACAGCTTTGTGACACGAGCGTCACTGACGTGATTTCCGGGTTGTGCTCCTGCATCCATGCGCCCAGCGCGTACAGGACGGTCTCACAGGAGACGGGCAGGGCGGGGTTAAACTCAACGCCCGCCATCCGCATGGCGCTCACTGCGGCAGTCACTTCACCGTCTACGCCATTTGCTCTCACGCGAACTACCTTCATCTGCTCGCCGTGGTCAGAGTAGCTCTTGAACAGGGCGTGGGTGAGCGGGTTTCCCGCGCTCACAGAACTGCCTACGGAAAGCTCGGCCAGTGTGATTTTATACCCGCCGGGGACTTCTCCAATCAGCGTGTACGTGCTCACGTCGGTGACATACTGCGGAAGCGCAGTCGTTCCGTCATACGGCTGGGGCGCGTAGTTCTTAATCAT